ACCTCCGCCAAGAAAAAGATCGACCCGGCGCTGATGCTGATCATGGCGATGTCGCGGGCGATGCTGAACGACGCCGTCAGCGTCTCATTCTGGGAAATCGCGAACAATGAAAAACCTCAAGGCGCTCGTGCCTGATGTGCTGCTGACCGGTGGCGCCGCCGCCATTGCCTACGGCGCCTGGCTGGCCTGGGCGCCGGCCGGCTTCCTCGTCGGCGGCGCGCTGGCCATCGCCACGGCCCTGAAACTCGAGGCCGCCGCCAAATGAGCTACCTGGCCAGCGCGTTCGCCTCGACGGCCGCGCGCAAATCGTCGATCCCGATCGACCTTTTCCGCGACCTGCTGAACGGCACGCGCCGCAGCACCGCCACCGGCAAGGTCGTCACGGTCAAGACCGCGCTCGAGGTCGCCACCGTCATGCGCTGCGCCCGGGTGATCGCCAACGGCCTCGCCCAGGTCCCGCTGAAGATCATGCAGGACCAGAAAGACGGCAAAAAGGTCGACGCGCGCAAGCACCCGCTCTACAAGCTGTTCAATCGCCGGCCAAACGACTGGCAAACCAGCTTCGAATACCTCGAAATGATCGGTTTGCACCTCGTTTTGTGCACCAATCACTACTCATTCATCAACCGAAGCAACCGCGCCGGGGTCATGGAACTGATCCCCTTCGAGCCCGGCACCGTCACCGTCAAGCGCGCCGACGACTACTCGCTCACCTACACCGTGCGCGCGCAGAACGGCAACACGCAGGAATTCCCCGCCAAGGCCATCTGGCACCTGCGCGGGCCCAGCTGGAACAGCTGGATGGGCCTTGAAGCGGTCCAGCTGGCCCGCGAAGCGATCGGCCTGGCCATGGCCACCGAGGAACAGCAGGGAAAATTGCAGAAATCCGGCGCGCAAGTCTCCGGCGTGTACTCCGTCGAAGGCAAGCTCACGCCGAAGCAGTACCAGGACTTGCGCGACTGGATCGACAACAACCACGCCGGCGCCGAGAACGCCGGCAAGGCCATGATCCTCGACAGCGGCGCCAAGTGGCTCAACCAGAGCATGAGCGGCGTCGATGCGCAGACCATCGAGACCCGCCGCTTCCAGGTCGAGGAAATCTGCCGGCACCTCGGCGTCAACCCGATCATGGTCTTCGCCGAAAGCAAGAACACGACCTACGCCAGCGCCGAGCAGATGTTCCTGTCGCACCTGGTGCACACCATGTCGCCGGAGTACGGCCGCATCGAGGCCTCGATCAACGCCAACCTGCTCACCGAGGCCGAGTTCGACGACGGCTACTACGCCAACTTCGTCGAGGAAGCGCTGCTCCGCGCCTCCGCCGTGCAGACCAAGGACGTCCTGCTCGGCTACGTCAACGGCGGCCTGATGACGCCGAACGAAGGCCGCGCGAAATTGGACATGAACCCCGACGCCGACCCTGCCAGCGGCAAGCTGCGCATCCCGGCCAACATCACCGGCAGCGTGCCGGATGCAACACCCAAAGGAACGCCATGAACAAGACCCTCGACTTCGAATTCAACCTCAAGTCGGTCTCCGACGCCGGCACCTTCGAAGGCTACGGCAGCGTCTTCGGCGTCAAGGACAGCTACGACGAGGTCGTCGCCCCCGGCGCGTTCGCCGACAGCCTCGCCGAGCAGAAAGCCAAGGGCCGCCTGCCCGCCATGCTCTGGCAGCACCGCAGCGCCGAGCCGCTGGGCGTGTACAAGACGATGGCCGAAGACAGCCTCGGCCTCAAGGTCGAAGGCCAGCTCGCCCTGACGACCGTGCGCGGGGCCGAAGCGCACACGCTGATGAAAATGGGCGCCGTCTCCGGCCTGTCGATCGGCTACCAGACGCGCGAGGACAGCTTCGACCGCGTCACCGGCATCCTCACGCTGAAGAAGGTCGACCTTTGGGAGGTCTCGCTGGTCACCTTCCCGGCCAACGACGCCGCGCGCGTCCAGGGCGTGAAGACCATCGAGGTCATCGAGGATTTGAAGTCGGCGGAAAAGTATCTGCGCGATGCAGGCTTGAGCCGCAAGGAAGCCGTCGCGTTCATCGCGCGGGTGAAGGGCCTGTCACAGAGTGAGTCTGATGAGGAGGCGTTGAAACAGATTGCCGATGCCCTGAAAAAGCGCGGCGCACCACAACTCAACTGAACAACCCAACGTACAGAAAGGTTTCGACATGAAACTCACGAGCAATTTCAAATGGATCGCGCTGGCCGCGATCGCGGTCCTCGCCGTCTGCGCGCTGGCCGGCCACCCGCTGGTCTCGCCCGAAGTCGTCGCCGGCCTCGGCATGGCGCCCATGATGATCGGCGAAACCGCCGACGTCGGCAGCCTCGCCAAGCTGATCGAACAGCAGGGCGAAGCCTGGAACAGTTTCCAGAAAGCCAACGACGCCCGCCTCAAGGCCATCGAGGAGAAGGGCTACGCGCCGGCGGATCTGACCGAGAAGGTCGAGAAGATCAACAAGGACCTGAACGATATCGCCAAGTCGATGGGCGAGATCGAGAAGAAGGCCAACCGCCCCGCACTCGGTGGCGGCGACGCACAGGTCACCCCCGAGCAGGCCGAATACCGCAAAGCCTTCGCGCAGTACCTGCGCACCGGCGAAGGCGACGGTCGCGCCCTGAAGGAACTGGGCCGCAAAGCCATGAACACCGGCTCGGACCCGGACGGCGGCTACCTGGTGCTGCCCGAAATGGATCGCGCGATCGACCGCATCGCCCAGACCATGGGTGGCCTCGCCTCGCTCGCCGACAGCATCACCATCGGCACCAACAAGTACGAGAAAGTCGTCAAGACCGCCGGCATGGCCATGCGCCGCGTCGGGGACGGCCAGACCGGTGGCGAAACCACCGAGCCGGTCTACACCAAGGTCGCGATCGAAGTCTTCTCGGCCGAGGTCGAGCCGTGGGTCTACAACGAAACGCTGGAAGACGCCTTCATCGACCTCGAGGCGGACCTCGCCAACGAAGCCGCCATCGGCTTCTCCGAAGGTGCCAATGCCGAATTCATCACCGGCAACGGCGTCAACAAGGCGCGCGGCATCGCGGCCTACACGATGGTCGCCAACTCCTCGTTCGCGTGGGGCTCGGTCGGCTACATCCTGTCGGGCAAGGGCGGCGCCTTCATGTCGACGGCCAACGCGCCGGCCGACCGCGTCATCCAGCTGCAGCACGCGCTCAAGGCGCAGTATCGCCAGGGCGCGGTGTGGCTCGCGAACGATGCCACCATCGGCGTCCTGCGTCAGCTCAAGGACGCCAGCGGCCAGTACTACCTCTGGCAGCCGGACCCCGCCGGCGCCTTCGGTGGCCGCATCCTCGGCGCGCCGGTCCAGGTCGACGACAACGTCGCCGACATCGGCGCCGGCTCGCTGTCCCTGGCCTACCTCAACCCGAAGCGCGCGTACAAGATCGTCAACCGGTCCGGCACCACGCTGATCCGCGACAACATCACCGCCAAGGGCACCACCAAGTTCAACTTCCGCCGGCGTTTCGGCGGCGGCATCCAGAACTTCGAGGCGGTCAAGTGGATGAAGTTCGCATCGACCTGATGGCGTGATCGCAGGCGCGGCACCCGGGCGAGCGGGGCAGTAACGCGGGGCACCAGGCGGTGCCCCGTGTCGTTTCCAACCCCCTTCATGAGAATCCAAGGAGATACCAATCATGAGCACCCGCGACCCCCACGCAAACATGCGCACCCTGATGGGCATCGTGCCCGTCGCGATCGGCGCCAACGGCACCATCACCGGCCTGGTGAAGGACCGCCAGGGCTACGGCGCTGTTGAAATCATCATCAGCTACGGCAGCGTCACCACCACCGGCAGCGTCGTCACCGTCGTCGTCAAGGAAGGCGATGTCACCGGCGCCATGACCTCGGTCGCCGATACCTACCTGCGCGGCACCGAAGCGCTGGCCTCCCTGCCGGCCGCCACGCCGCGCACGGCCGGCACCACCAAGGAAGTCACCAAGCGGATCGGCTACGTCGGCACCAAGCGCTACGTCTCGGTCGACCTGGTGAAGACCGGTGTCACCAGCGTCGGCATGGTCAACGCGACCATCCTGCTGCTGCGTCCCTACCTGGGCAACCAGGCCAACCCGTAATCGCGGGTTCCGCGGTAAGCATCAAGGAATAGGTCGCGCGCTCGCCCGCGCGGCGCCGTGCAACTCGGCACCCTTCACCCCTGGCGAGAGGACTAGATCATGCTGGATTCAGGAGAACGACAAGTTGCGCCCACGCTCGACGGCATCCGCCGCGACCATGTGGCGCGGTATGAATGGGCGGCGAAGAAGCTGCCCCCGGGCAGCAGCGTCATCGACTTCGCGTGCGGCATCGGCTACGGCTGCAACCTGCTGGCCAAGGCTGGGCACGCCGCGATTGGCATCGACATCGACGGCGGCACGCTGGCCTACGCGCGTGAGCATTATTTTGTGCCGAACGGCACCGTGTTCCGGATCGCCAACGGCAACGCCCCCGGCGAACTGGACAAGGCCGACGCCGCCATCAGCTTCGAAACCATCGAACACCTCGAAGACCCGCGCCCCCTGCTGAAAGCGCTGCGCGAGGCCGCCCCGGTGCTCTACGCCAGCGTGCCGAACGAAGCCGTGATGCCCTGGCGGCGCGAGGACGGCGCCACCACCGCCTTCCACTTCCGCCACTACACGCGGATCGAGTTCGAAGCCCTGCTGAACGAGTGCGGCTGGACCGTCACCGAATGGCACGGCCAGCTCGGCCCCGAGTCCGAAGTCGAGCCCGAGGTCAACGGCCGCACCATCATCGCGGTGTGTGAACGCGGCGAAGTGGTCGAGCAGCCGAAGAAGAAGCACATCGCCATCCTCGGCCTCGGCCCCAGCGGCGACCAGTACCTGGATATCGTCAAGCGCCAGGGCGGCCGGTCGAAGTTCTGCGACGAGGTCTGGACCATCAACGCGCTCGGCGACGTCTTCGCCAGCGACCTCGTGTTCCACATGGACGACGTGCGCATCCAGGAGATCCGCGCGAAGGCGGCACCGGCCAGCAACATCGCCGCCATGCTGAACTGGATCAAGGCCAGCAAGGTGCCGGTCGTCACCAGCCGCACGCATCCGGACTACCCGGCCCTGGTCGAATACCCGCTCGAGGACGTACTGAACCACCTCGGGCACGACTACTTCAACAACACCGCCGCCTATGCCGTCGCCTTCGCGATCCATGTCGGCGCCACCAAAATCAGCCTGTTCGGCATGGACTTCACCTATGCCAACACCCACCACGCCGAGAAGGGCCGCGCCTGCGTCGAGTTCTGGGTCGGCCAGGCCGCGGCGCGTGGCATCAAGATCCACCTGCCGCACAGCACCACCCTGCTCGACAGCTGCTACCCGAAGGCCTCGCGGCTGTACGGCTACGACACGCTGGACGTGGCCTTCAACATCCAGCCCGACGGCGAACTGAAGCTCGCCTTCACCGAACGCACGCACCTGCCCACCGCCGCCGAGATCGAGGCCAACTACGACCACAGCAAGCCGGTCGCGGAACAGCACCTCGGCACCAAGGAGACCGCACCATGCGCTACGAAATCCTGAAAGACTTCAAGGGCTCGCAAACCGGGGCCACCACCGAAAACTTCACCGCCGGCAGCGTCGTCGAGCTGTCGGACTGGCTCGCCAACGCCGTCCCCCCGGGCCACATCCGGCCGGTCGCGGAGCAGGGCGACCTCATCGAGAACAAGGCCGTCATCACCGACGGCAAGGCCACCGGCAAGCGCAGCCGCAAGGCCTGACCGCGTAACACCTCCGAGAGATGGGATTGCGGGGCGGCAGATGTGCCGCCCCGGTCTTTTTGAGGATGCACCCGAATGCACACTAGGAGCCCCGCATGTCCACCTTCGTGAAGTTCCAGGATTACGTCGAGCAGCTGAACAAGGCGGTGCACAACTGGTCGGCGCACACCTTCAAGGCGGTGTTCACCAACAGCGCGCCGGTCAACACCAACACGCAGCTGTCCGACATCACCCAGATCAGCAACGGCGGCGGCTACACCGGCGGCGCCGGCGGCGGCGTCACGCTCGACGGCGTCACCTTGAGCGAGGCGGCCGGCGTCGCCAAGGTCGTCATCACCGACGAGGTCTTCACCGCCAGCGGCGCCAGCGTCGGCCCGTTCCGCTACGTCGTCATCTACAACGACAGCGCCACCAGCCCCGCCGACGCGCTGGTCTGTTACTTCGACTACGGCGCCGCCGGCGTCACCCTGGCCGATGGCGAAAGTTTCACCATCGATTTCGACGCCACCAACGGCCTCTGGCAGCTCACGTAAGGAACGCCATGGACACCAAAGCCCTCCTGCAGCAACGCCTCGCCGACCTGCGCGCCGAGGTCGAGGCCCTCAAGGCCGAGGTCGCGCCCGACCGCGCCCGCCTCGATGGCCTCATCGAGCAGCAGAACGCGCTCGACGCCGAGATCGACGCCGTCACCGCGCTCTGGCGGCGCAACCACGACGCGCTGATCGCCAAGAAAGAGGAAATTGCCACCATCGCCAACGCGCTCGGTGCGAAGCGGCTGCTGACGGGCGGCTAGTCGTGGCCACGCTGGCCACCTTCACCAACCAGGCCATCCCGTCTGGCACCTTCACCTCGCCGGCGGCAGCGGTTCCCGCCGACGTGCGCGGCCTCACGCTGCGGATGACCCGCAACAACTGGCCCGCGGCCGGCGTGACGATCGCGCTGCAGCTGTCGTTTGACGGCGGCAACACCTTCCCGAAGTCCGACGCCGTCAGCATCGCCGCCTGGGTGAACGACGGCACCGGCAAGCACCCGCTGTCCGACGCCGTGATCGGCTGGGGCTGGAACAGCGCGCAGCCGACGCATGTGCGGGCCCAGACGGTCGCGCCGCAGGCTTTCAGCACCACGGTCACGATCAGTAGCCTCTGATGCCGATCACCTACAACACCAACGCGCTGCTGAGGCTGACGTAATTGACCACCCCGCTCAACACTAGCAACCTGCTGCAGGTCGACGCCACCG